CGAAAAGACGCCGGCGCCGTCCTTGAGGAGCGAGGCGCCGAGCTTCAGCCCGATCGAGGTGCCGAGTGCCTGACCGATCAGCCCGCCGGCGGCGTTGAGCACGTTCCCGCCGCCCTGGATCGCCGCGGAGATCGCGCCGCCGAGCGCGATCCCGAATTGCGCCGGCGAGCCAAACGTTTGTTGCCAGAAATTCGGCCCGAACGCGTCCTTGATGCGTTGCGCCGCGGCCGCGCCGACGGCCTTCGTATCGATCTGCGAGACGACGGACACAAACGATCGCGTTGCGGTGAGCGATTGCCGCGTCGCCCATGTCGGATCCTCGAATCCGAACGCGACCGGGATCGACGAGAGCTTGATCCCGCCGGTGTTCTGCCACGCGCGTTGCATCTCCTCGATCAGCGCCTTCATGGCGTCGTTCACGGTGTGGGAGGCCGCGCGCGCCGCCATCGCGATCAGTTGCAGATCGCGCGGGATCGACTTGCCGGCCGCGGCATAGACGGCGATCGCGTCCTCCATCGCTTTCGCGATCAGGAGTTGTGCGTCCTTCGTGAGCCGTTGGATCGGCGGGAGTTTCGCGAGCACCTCGCGATAATCCCCCGCGGCCTTGATCGCCCCGGCGCCGCTCAGCCGCTCTGTGAGGTTCTCGATTTCCTTCGCGTGCGCCTTGGCTTCCTTCGATGCCTCCGCGTGAATCGGCGGGAGCGCGGCGACGGCCGGCGCGTTTTTCTTCGCCGCCGTCGTATTCGCGTCCATTGCGAGCGACGCGTTCATGAACCACACGGCATCTTCCTTGAGGGATTTGGCGAGCGCCGGCGTGATGCCGATCTTCGACGCGCCCGGCAGTTTCGCGGCGAGATCGACGAGCTTCGCCACTTGCTGATAGGCCGACGAGATCCAGCGGTACGTGAGCGCGATCAGATCATCGAACAGCCGGCGCGCGTAGTTGTAGGACTCCGCGGCCCACACCTTGATCGTCGATCCGAATTTGCTGATCGCGTCGCCGGCGTCGTCGAGGGCCTTGATCGTGCTCTCGCTCGCGACGGGCGCCGCGTCGCCGAGCTCTTTGAAATTCGCGACGAGCGTCGGCAGCACTTCCGCGCCGGCTTTCCCGAACACCTCGACGGCAAGTTGCGCGCGCCGCGTCGGGTTCTCGATCTTCGCCATCGCGTCGGCGACGTTGGAGATCTGCTCGTACGGCGATTGATTGCGAATCTTTTCGAAGTTCAGCCCGAGCGCCTCGATCCCTTTTTTCGCGGAGCCGTCGGCGAGCCGGATCTGTAGTTTGCTGACGGCGCCGGTGAGATCGTCGAGGGAATTGCCGGATTGTTCGGCGATGAATTGGAGCCGTTGTACATCGTCGGTCGCGAGCCCGGTTCGGTCGTGTACCTTCATGACCGCATCGCCCATGTCGAGGAGCGATTTCCCGAATGCGACGACGGCCCCAACCGACAGGCCGACGCCGAATGTCTCGAGGAGGCCGTTAACCTGCGTCAGCGGGCCCGCGATCCCTTTGACCGCCTCGCCGGTTTTCTGGACCTTTCCCGGGACGGCCGCGAGGCCGGCGTCGAGTTTTTTATCGTCGGTCCCGAGCTCGAGGACCGCGCGACCGATTGATCCGTCCGACATCGTTTACCCCTTCCGCGCCACACGTACGATCGGGAGCCGCCCGAGCACCTCGTCAGAAAACATCGCCGGCGGTTTTCGCCTGGCGGCCGGTGCGTCCTCCTCGACGCGTGCCAGCCGTTCCCAATGGTCGGACACGGCCCGCGGGTTGCGGAGTGATCCGGTCCCGACCGCGATTTCCTTCGATCGCCGGATCGATTCCTCCGCCTCGAGCCGCGGGATCTGCCTCAAGAGCGCGCGGCACGTCCCGAGCGGCGTCCGGGCGACCCAGGCGTCGACATCGCCGCCGTAGAACCGGAGGAGCCGCGCGAGGGCCTCGTCCCACGGGACGGCGCCCCCGTCGCCGTCGTGATCGCTCTTGTCGCCATGACGAGGCCCGGCGTCAAGAGCTCCGTAAAAACCTTGAATACGAGCACGCGTTGAATATCGGTCAGCCGCGCGAGCACGGCCGCCGGCGCGTCGAGCGCGACCGTCGCGAGTTCGCGCAGTCGGCCCGCCAGTTCCTTCGCCTCGCCTTTCGTGAGCGTTGCCCGCTGCAAGAGCGCGCCGACGCGCGGACAGACGCGCTCGAGATACTTGAAATCGTGCAGGGTGAGATCGCCGGCGCCGCGGAGCGGATAGCCGATGTCGTCAATGCGGACGACGGGGCGATCCTCAGATTCGGACGTGAGATCGAGCACGGAACGATCGGCCATGAGTTAACCTCTGCGCCTTTCGGGTTGCGGTGTGGACGATGCCTCAACGATCGCGACGCCGCGCCGGCGACAGTCGGCCTCGAGGGCCTCGAGCGCGGCGGCCGCGGCGGCGAGTGCGATCCGGGTTTGCCGGATCGTGAGTTTCAGGGCGGCGACGTCGGCGCGCCTGGCGCGGATCTCCGCGAGGAGGCTCGCGACCGACGTCGACGGCGCCGTCATGAGGGTGCCGGGTTCTAGCTTTCGGCTTCCGCCGTCTGCACGACGATCCGCCCGAAGTACTCCGACGGATCGGCCGCGTCTGGATCGACCAGCGCGGTCCATTCGATCGCGAGCATGGCCGGCTTGTCTTTCGTGTAAACCGGCTTCGGTTCGCCGGTCTGCGCGGCGCGCGGACACTCGTACTGCATGACCCCGTCCTCCATCTCCGGCGACGGGCCACGGAGGAGAACGGCGCGCGTGTCGACGGTGAACCCGCGCGACAGGCCGATCTTCTTCGTGCCGGGAACGCCCGGCGCGGCCGGCGTCGTCGTGACGGTGTTCCCGTTGAGCGCGAACGAATACTGCTCCGGCGTCACGTCGACGAGCATGAGGCCGATCTTGAGATCCTCGCTCGAGCGGAACACCTTCCGCGATCCGGCGTCGCCGAGCGACCGCCAGAAGGCCATGCTCTGAGCGTGCTCGACGTTGATCCCCGCCTCGTCGTAGTTGAGCGGCCCGGCGGCGCCCATCAGCGTCCAGTCCGTCGAATCGGGATCCTGATCGACGTCGGGGAACGCCGTTCCGACGGGCGCGACCCACATGGTGAACGGTGCGGCGATGACTTCGAGCGGTACGGCATTCCTCATGATGTGCTCCTATGCGGCCGCGTCACGAGCGGCCAGCGCAAACCGAAACTCCGATTGTAGGTTTTTGATCAATTGCTCCTCGCCGCGGGCGATGCCGACGTGTTGATATTTGAGGAACACCTTCCAGATCGACGGCCCGAACAGTTCGCGGATCGGCAGTTGCGACCGATGCGGGAGCGGCCCGTGTCGTCTGGCGGCGCCGGCGACGCGTTGAAAGACGCCGCGGTGTCCGCTCTGCATCGTCGCGATAAACGCGTTCGGGATCGTCCGGCGGCCGCTGCCGGTTTTCACGCTCACCCCGCGGCCGCGGCCGCGCGAGGGTTCCGGGCCCTTCGCGCCGAACGCGATCAACGGGATCCGCTTCGCGCTCGCGTACAGCCGGGCCCGGCGTCGATCTGGCGTCGCCTGTTGCGTGCGGATCTTCTCGCGGACGTCGCCGACTTTGACGCCCATGTCCTGAGCAATCACGCGCAGCATGGCCGTATTCGCGGAACCGATCGCGCGGTTGATCGCGCGGACTTGCGCCGGCACGGACCTGGCGCGGAGTCGCGCGATGGTCGCCGGCGTCGTCGACGTGAATCGGAACGTGAGCATCTACGTCGATTCCTCCGTCGGTACCCCGATCGCCGGATTGCCCCACGGCTCGACGTAGGGACAGCGGTACGTGACGCCCAGTCCGATCGTCGTCGAGCCGGGCGGCCGCTCGAGCGTCCGCGTCGAGCCGCGCGTCATCCGGCCCTTGAGGAGCGATCCGAGCGTCCGATCCTCGAGCTCGATCGCGAGCTTGATCGCGCCGAGGAGGGCCTCGACGGCGATCCACGGCTCCGTGATCGTGGCCTTCGCGATCGCCTGGATCTCGACGGGGAGATCGACGTTC